ATCATCGCTGGAACGCCATTAGTTAACGATCCAACATTGATCCCACCAATTTTTCCTGATGTTGTTGTATCTCCTACAGTTACAGATGGTGTAATATTATTTCCGCTAAGACTATATGTAGTTCCTACCTTATTGGTAACAACATAGGGCATATCTACTGTAATCTGTGCAGAAGTTACAAATTCCTGTTTTATATCGGCAAATGCAGCAGATGGTACGAATAAAAGTAAAGCAAACAGTCTTTTCATTTGATACCTACTTTGTTTTTACTATTATCTATTATTTTAGGACCATTGTTGTTACCTGTGCCACTTTTCTTCTGTCCTACACTAATTCCATAGCTTCCGAGCACTCCACTGACGAGTCCAGCCGTAAACGCTCCATCAATCCTTACCTTACCCATGTACCCCAAAGTCATCATTGATAAACTCCAAGTCAAAATCATAAATCTGATAGCGTGACCAAAGAGTTCACCCCATTCAATGCCCTCTTTTTCTTCCTTCTCTTCAGCCATAAAAGATTCTTGTCTAATACTAGCAAAGTAGCTATGTTTGGGAAGTAACACATAAAAACGATGGTAAAAATTCTAAAACCTATTCTTCTAGTCTTTATTAAATCAAAAGCAATGAAGAGATTGATAGTGGATCTGTTAAAGGCAATAGCTAAACAAACAGACAATACAATAGACGATCAAGCAGTAGCTTTTATAGAAGCCAGAATGTTTCCTGGTTCTACCACATCTCTTCAATAAAATGAAAGTTACAAAGTTTCTCAACATAGATATAGAACCAGCACCTATGGAAATGCAGTTGGAAGTTGAAATGCAATGTAGAGAAATTATGGGAACTAATGATTTAGATGGTTTAAAGAG